AAAGTTACTACTTGAATAAGAGCACCAATGGCCAATGCGGTGGCCAATGCACCTAGAGCAATAGTTACCGGAACAATGTTACGTTCTAAAAATCCAAAAGCATCTATTAATAAACTACTGGCTTCAGTGGTATTAAGGAAATCACGAACAGTGGATTGAAGTTCATTTTTTAAACTGAGAAATGCTTGACCAACAGTCTTAGGCATCTTATCAAATTCTTCATTCAATCCACCTAGACCGTCTTGTAATGCCTGTGCAACAATCTTAGTTGACAACATACCATCACTGGCTAACTTGCGTAGTTCTGCTGTGGTCAGTCCTGTTGTGGTTTTTAGAACATCCATAAACTTGGCATTGTTCTCCATCATACTACGTAGTTCATCGCCTTGTAAACGACCTGAACCCATGGCCTGTCCGAACTGGTAAGTGGCTGCGGCAGCAGCCTGTGTACCAGCACCTGATATTACCAATGACTTGTTAAAGGCTTCAATAATAGTAATAAGATCGGAGTGCTGTAATCCTGCATCTTTTGTGCCAATGGCTAACTTTGAATACAGATCAATAGTTGGTGCAATACCTTGACGAGTCTCATTGGCAAGAGTATTCAGTTCTCGATATTTGTTAGCAAGGTCAGCACTACTGGTTGTGACCAATCGTAACTTGTTATCTAAAGTTTCGATAGTGTTAACGTAGTTGAAAATCTCTCGTCCACCTAATGCTAAACCTACAGCACTAACCGCACTTTCTAAACTACTGAATCCCCTGGTAAGACCACTAACACTATTGTTTAGTTGACCTACACCACCTGATATCTGTGCGAGAACTGGGGAGGTCTTATCAACCGCCTCAATCGTAATTTGAATATTTTCAGCCACGTGTTAACTTCCTTGACATAGTCTTTTGTTGAGCCTCGTTGCGTTCTTTTTCATATCTGTAATATGCCGCCCACATGCGAAACTCAAGTGTTGAAATATCTAAAATCTCTTCCAGGGACTTACCTAATTCTTTGGCCAAAAACATCATGAACCAAAGGTCGGGGTCCCCTTTTAGTTTTTTTCTATTTCTTCCACAGCAGGCAAGTCACCACCGGACAATGCTCTACTTAATTTTAATACCACTGAGGGATCGGCATCATTCATAAGAGCATCTTTATCGTATTGAGTAAACAACTGCTTACCATCTTTGTCTAATGACTTGCTGATAACAGTTTGTACTAGTGCTTCTACACTTTTACCTGCCTGTGCCAGTTCTACGATTTTGCTTTCTGTGCGTAATGTATTGACATCTCTATAATAGACATCTAGATCCCACTCTTCTATCTTTATCATTTTCAAATCTGCTGCTAACTTTGATTGAAAATGCCCTTGTGCTTTTTGAATTGCTGAAAGTTTTACTTGACTCATTTTTTCACCTTATTGGAAATTGTTGTTACTGCGGCTCTAATCCCTTGATTAACAAAGCCATTGGGTGCTTGACGAGAATAGCCCTTCTCGAGTCTTCCAATGTAAGGAACATCGTTCTTTACCACTGTTTGACTACGTTGTTGCCATCCTCGTCTTGCACGACCAGTATCTATTGGAGTTCTACTGGCCACTTCTTTTTGAATTTCAGGCATAAGATCGGTTTTGATAGTCCTTATGGCTGCTTGCACAGACTGTAATGACATGTCGCCGACGATCTTAATATTGAAGTTCATATTACGATTAGTTGAACTGACTTAATGCACCTGTTCCACTGAATGAAACACTTGCTGTTACTAAACCATCATAACTGGCTGTTACCGCATATTCAGTCACGATGATTGTGCCACTAAACTTAGTTCCTACAACGGATGCATCTGGATACCACTCAGCAGTGATAACTGTGTCAGTGTTAGGATTCAATGATGCCTGAACTTCTGCACCTTCTTGATCATCAAAAATGATGTCCATGCTGCCACTCCAAGATTGTAAACCTTTCTTGTGTGTACGGAATGAATCACCCATTGATGTATCTTCTACTGTGTCACGGCTGTGACTAATGTTCCATGAACGAACTTGTGCGATTGCGGTTAGTGTACCTGTACCGTCCAGCACTTTAACTGATCCATTACTACCTTCATATGATGCCATAATTATTCTCCTTGTTGATTAATTGGCGGGTTGGTTGGAAGAACCTCTTCCTGAACAACTTGCTCTTCTTGAACACTCTGTTCAATAACCTCAGCAACGGCAGTTATTTTTACCTTGCTGGGCTTTTTTGGACTGGCGTTAGACACTTCAGTCCAACCCTGCTCCAAAAACCTGTTTAGATAACGTGGCTTGATTGTTTCTACCACACCATCTTTTGTAATTTGTATTGTCATTAATTAGTTCCTTTGTTATAAACATATCTTACTTCTACAATCATAATAACTTCAGCCAGAGGAGGTAATCTTTCTGGAACTGTGATTGCTGTGACTCGGGTAAGCATATTTTTACTATCAGTGCCTCTTGTTCTATCTAAATCGAGAGTTTCTTCTATTCTTTCAATAATGTCATTCTTAAGTTGATCAAGAGCAACACCACCTCCACGAACAAAGGCTCTAATGGTATATTGTATTACGCCCTGTCTTTGAATACCCATTGTTATGTCTTGACGGGTTTCATTACCAGTGCTGATTAGTATGGCAGGGAATTGGGTTATGGCCAGTTTTTCTACATCAAAAGGATCACGTGTCACAAGCACAGGCTTGGGATCCGTCATGTCTTTCAACACAGAAACTATGTTGACGGCAAAGTCTTCACGTAAACTCATGGCTTACCTCTTTAGACGACCGAAATAACTTGGAACCTTTTCTGAAGCCGCAACACTATTGTCGTTGTTAATGTCGTACTCAACTCCATCACGGATTACAAGATCTATTTCTTCTGCGAACATTTTCTTGTAATAATCATACTTAATTTGGAATACATCCAAGTTAGGTTCGAACTTTGATAGGCGTGGGAAAATATAATATCCCAAGGCGTGGTAGACTGTTGCTCTTGTTAGTTGACTATCTGTTAGTAGTGTGGAGTCCATTTCAGCATAACGGTAGTTCATAACAGTAATGTCATAACGTCCTACCTGTGACGTGGGCCACCAGTGAATGCGGAGGTATCTTTCAACGTCTGCTTGTGCCTTGGTAAGGGCATCATCAAAGTTGGATAATCCGTAGTTGAGGATATCAGGTTCATATGCCTGAATATCAGAAATCGTTGCAAAAGCCATGTGGGCCTCCTTAAGTCCTACCAAAGGGTAAATTGTATGTGATGAGTCCTTCTCTTCACTTACGTATTTATGCAGAACAAAAAAAAGGACCTATATATTTCTATACAGGCCCTACTGAGGATTTCATATATTGGAGATTTGTAGAACTATGCCTTTCTACACTTTTATTTATCAAGAGATAAAAAAAGAGGGGCATAATACCCCTCTTTCAATCACATAGGATGTGATTCACTCCCGGCTTATTGATTACTCAATAGTAGAATCGAACTGTGCATAAACGCCTGCGTTATTGTACAGAATACCTTGGCCGTAGATTGCTGAACCAACAATGTCAAAGGCACGTGCGGCTGCTTGACGTTGTGTTTCGATCTTAACATCTTGCATCATTGCTAGACCAAATGCATCTTTGTGGAATACAACACAGTTGTAATCACCGGCAGCACCGGCAGCCACATTAACAAGGCTAGACTGATACACAGGAACGCCACCAAGCATACCCATGAAGCCGTTTTCCAATGCTGAGTTACCAATAGCACTGGCTGGGGCTGCAAAAGTACTTGTTAAAGTGCTGGCAACATCATAAGCAATGTTAGGATGCAATACGATTGCACAGTCGTTGCTTGTGTCGTAACCTTGGGCACGTAGTTTAGCAATGGCTTGGAAAATCAATGCTGGAGTTGCTGTTACGGCAGCACCGCCAACACCTGCGTTCAATGAACCAACATTGCTTAACAAGTCTGTGTCCATCTTACGAGCAATGGCTTCACCGAATAAACGGCCTAGGTCAGCAACAACGTTGCTTGCTGATGCCATCATGGCTAAGTCACTTACAGTTGCGTATAGACCAACTTCAGCAACAGTTAAGATTGCGCCACTTGTAGATACAGCAACTTGGTTGCTGGCTACGGCTTCTGTTAACGATGTTGCTGTTTGACGAGGATAAATTGGCACAGTCACGGTTTTGCCGTTGCCTGGACTCAATGTATAGTTACGAACTAATCCACGCATGATGGATTTTTCTGAAGCAACAAAAAGTGCTTCTGCGGTAATGGCCGGTAAAAGGTCATTTAGGGTGGTTGTATTTGTAGTCATTTAAGACTCCTTTAAGGTTAGGTTAATTTAAATTGTTTGCTTTTCTATATTCTTTATAGGCAGCACGATCTTTTGGATCATTCATGTTTAGTTTAGTAATATCGATTTTACCCGTTGTCCCTGTTGCCTTACCAACTCCGCCTCCACTACCACTGCCACTTGGTCCTGCGGACACAAAATGTGGATTGGTTGTGAGAAACTCATTTACTAAGTCATCTACAGTCATTAAACTTCCAGAGTCCATATATCTTGCACCACCACTGTCATCAACGATTTCAACATCACCTCCGTCAGATAAACGGATTTGATCTTTTAGCAATCTCACCACTTGTTGTGGATTAACTGCACGTCGACTTGATGCGGCATTTAACAATGAACCATCTACCTTGATAGATTGTAATTGGTCTTGTAACTGTTTGATAGTTTGATCTTTTTTTCCCACAGTTTCCTGCAGAACTTTTTCGAAATTGCCACGTGACTTTTCCTGCTCAAGTCGAATGTTTTCTTCTTTTGCGGTCAACTCACGATACTTTTCTACATCAATACCTTCAAACTGTTTTGCGAACTTCTTACGTTCTCTATCCAGTCGTTCCTTGACAATACTGTCAATATCTTCTTGGGTAAAACTCTTACTAGCCTGGTTCTCTTGGGCACTTGTGCCTTCTGACGGTTCTCCAGTAACCATATTGTCTTCAATCATATAACCTCCTTAATAGGTGAAGAAGTAACACCATCCCTGTACTCTACAGTAATAGTCAAATATTTATCATCTGACAAATATCTAACAATATTTAATATTTCTTACCAGGCGTCTTTTTCTTACGACGATTGGTCTTGGTACGCATACCACGTGTTGGTAATGATCTCATGATTACTTTCCTTTTGTAAACTTGGCTTTCAACTTCTTAGGTGCTGCCTTGCGGGCCACACTTAATGCTATGGCAATGGCCTGCCTTTGAGGACGACCGGATTTGATTTCTTTGCTGATATTGGCACTAATAGTTTTAGCACCGTATCCTTTTTTAAGTGGCATCATCTGCTCCTTTGTCTTCGTATATCTTTCCAGATATTTCCATACGTCTTTCTCTTACTAAATGCCAAACATTTAATAAGTGTTTCCGTGCTCTCTTGCCTGCTTCAAAGTTATGCTTCTTCATGAAGTTTTCATTTTCTTTGTAATAGGCTTCAATGGCTTCTAATAGATCTCGATGCGTCTGTGTGGGTTTTATTTTATATTTGAATTCCTCTATGAGGTCCTCCACAGGTGCATCTTTAATCTCAAAGTTTTCACTCATCAACTGGCTCCCAAACAGCACACCAGTATGTAGGTCTTACTTCTGCATTATTCCATTTAGAGCACAACATTGTTTGTGGATCATAATATCCACAGTTGTCACAGTTTTGTCCTTGCGGTACTGATGCGTTGCTGGCTGGCTGGTAAGCATCTGGTAGATCACTGTCTATTTCTTCGCCGTCTGGATAAGTTCTTTCTTCTTCTTGTGTGGCCTGCTCTATGGCAAGATCACTTACTGGTCTGCCAGCATAACTGTTTGATATCTGTTCTCTAAGGATTGGATCTTCTACAACTTCATCAATGGCCATGCTGCCCAATATCATATCTACTGTATCATTACCACTGGTTTGACTTAGTAGTTGCTTGACCTTTTCAATCAATGCAAACTCATCCATAGTTTCGTTATATTCTTGACTTTCATTAGTTTTAGTAACTTGGTCTACAACGGCTTGATACTTATCTTCGTCTTCAATCAAGACCTTGAGCATTTGTCTTTCAATCTCTTGATTAACAATCTCACTCTTAGGACCAGCATCTTTGGCCAACTTCAGCATGTTCATGTCGTTGTAACGATCTTGAATGTTAAAGGTATCTGGATAGTTGATTTCTCCATCCCATACCATACCTTGCCAACGAGCATACAATCTCCAGATATTTTCTTCTGCAAATTCTAGGTTGTCGGCACGTTCTGCAAGTTTTGCATTTAAAAGTTGGAATTCGGTAGCAAGTGCCACGCCGGACAATCTACGGCTTTCTATTGATCGTATGCCGCCCATGTAGGCCATACGATCAATACTTTCAATCTTGTGTTTTAGACTGTTTAGTAATCCATCAATGCTGGCACCACTTGGTTGCAATAGGAAAGGTTTTAGATCACCGTTAAGATCTTCTGGCATGGTAATAATTGCACCAGCACCTGCGGCGGCCTGTGTTGAGTTTGTTTTAACTAGACTAGGATGGTTAGTTAATCTCAATAACTGTTCCGCCTCACTTAGTTCTCCATATATGGCACGTTGCATATCGGCCACGTCACCTACGTCACTGATGCCAACGCCTCTATGAGGACTTCGTTGACTATAAACGCAAACGGCAGGAATAGTACCCAATGTGTTAGGTACTTCAAACTCCATAACTGTGTCATTAGAGTTTTCGACATCAACACTGACAACTTGGATTAGTTCTGGAGTGTAAATTCTATAGGTATCACGACCATCTTGACGTCCTTCAAAGACTTTCAAGTAAGTTAATACATAAACACCATTAGGCTGACGGCGATATTGCCAGTCGAATACATTTTCTGGTGTGTAGATTGAGATGTAAGGACGAACGCCTTGTGCTAGTTCTTCAGCACGAGTATAGGCTTGACTTTGTGGTTTATCAACAACTACCCAAGTATGTCCATAGACACTTGAGAATGTAGAAACATCACGCATGATGCTGTCGAAGGTTCTACCATCAAGATCGGCATCTTGTAAAAAGTTAGGCAATCCGGGATCCATAGTCAATGAACCAAAAGTTCTCTTTGGTGGCTTACGGAATAGGAAGGCATTGTAAATTGCCACAATGGCCTTGACGTGATTGTCTAAAGGAGTATTGGTTAAACGATCGTCATACTCACCTTGGCTTTCCATTTGATAGCCCTGCAAGTATCCACCGTCTCTGTAATCTTTTGATCCTACATAACTGTCGATGAGGAATTTCCAATAATCGATATAGTTGTTGTATAGAGGATTTGTTTTTGCTAAATCTTGATTGTATGCCATTGTTTATTTCCTTGATTGTGTACCAAAAGTCCAACGAGCAGGCTCAACCGTTTCGTGTATAACCTTGATTGGGAATAAGTAGTCAATCAAGTACCCTACCGCATCTCCCATATGATCAAGACCTGAATCTTTATCAACTTGGTTGGTGCCTTCCTTGTATGTTAGTCTTTGCAGACTGTCTATTGTATTCTTACACTTGGGATGTATGAATAATGTTCTTTCATTTGCCGCATTTTTTAGTTTGGTATTAACTGCATTAACACGATCTCTAACTGGCGTATGGTATGTACGCACCTTAACATCGTATCCCGCATTGATCAAAATGCTCAGGTCGGTTTTGCCGCCGGCACTTGTCTTCCTCTGTTTTGAGGCAGGATCGGGGAATACTACAACTTTACTGTAGGCATACCTATGGTTAATCTCGTTAACCATATCCTCAGTACTACTTCCTCTCATCATAATCTCATCATAGATGTAGACTTCATTGCCTCTTACTTGGGCAATGATTGCGGTCATGGGGTCAAAATTGAAGTCCATTCCCACATAGATGACGCCTGTATCAGGCTGAGGCAATTCTTTAACACAGTCATTATAGTTGAAGTTATAAAACACTGTGCCAGAGTAAGTATTGAATGTGGCAAGGTATTCCTGGGCAAAAGTTTTAGGATCGAGGTCTCTTTTTGCTGATTCTATTTCTTCTAGAGGAACATTCCCGCCGTCAATAGTTGTAAATTGAAAACTCTTCCAATCTTTTTGATGCTGTGCAAATGTGTATAAGTCGTGACTCCATGAGCCTACTCCACGAGGAGTGCCACAGAATAGTGCGCCACCTTGACGATCTGACAGGGTTGGACGTATTACTTCTTTCCATGCCTGTTCTGGTACATCTTGAAACTCATCAATAATGACAAAGTCAAGACCTACTCCACGTAGACTATCAAAGTTGTCTGCTCCCTTAAGAGCAATGATACTTTTATTTTTTAAACGAATAGTAAGTTCTGCTTCGTTCTTTGTGTCAATCCAACGTAACTGAGTCAACTTGTCAATAAGTTGTAACCAGGTAATTTGTTTTGACATGCGATAACTGGGACTGATATACCAGTTGATACTTCCGGGTTTGGTTGCGGCAGATCTACACAACTCTCTTATAGAAAGATGTGTCTTGCCAAATCTGCGGCCGGTCACAAGAACTTTGAAACGACTTGAATCGTTTGCAACAGTACTTTGTGCAGGTGTTAACTTCATTAGATAAATCCCAACGCCTTGGCAATGATACTACTGATGACGCCACCGACTATCATGGTGAATATCCACCATAGTCTTGAATCCATCTTATCAATCTGTTTACTCATGCTGCTCATATCTTTTTCAATATGTGCTAGATGATTTTCTTTGATAACTTTAATTTCAATGGCAAGTTCTTTCAGTGTCATTTAGCATCATCCTTGTCTTCTAACCAAGGTAGTGGTACTGTATCTTCGTTGTTCTCGATTTGATCTTTCTGACCGAGATAGTTTTTGCCCAAGAATATCAACATTCGACTGTCGCCACCAAGTGCTTTTTCGAATTGTGCTCTGCGTAGACTTTTCTTGCCTACACTTTTGCCTTTCTCTATTAGGTCACCGAAGTGTTTACGAATTGTCTCTGCGTTGACACCTATTACATCTGCAATCTCTCGCAAGGTGCATTGCATACAGGCTAGTTTCCAAACTAACTCTCTATCAATCTCACCTATTTTACTTGGTCGACCTTTTTTTGGTACTAGTTCATCCATGCTCATCTTCCTTATACGGTTCTATTCTTTACTTTGATTCTAAAATTTCGCCTGTCTGTTAATGAGCCTGAAGTTGTGATTGTGTTGGTTAGTGTGTAAATCTTGCCTACGGTACCGCCACTTACTTTGATTATAGTAGTAGTACCTGTGTTGGTTGTGGTTACTGATGTTAGAGGTGAGGCATCTCCTGTGATAGTGGAAATTGCCCAAGTGCTGGTAGATACGGTTGAACCACTAGGTAACCAATCTGCCCAGTCTAATGTGTAAGATAATATGGCACTGGGATCTTTATCAATGTAAGCACCTTCGTTATCTTGTAAAAAGCCTGTTAATGTTGCCATGTTTTCTCCTTTTTATATTTATTTGAATAGCCAGTTTACACTACCAAAGTCCGAGTTTCTGAGGCAACCAGACA